CACTTGTTTTGGCAATGCCATTTCTTTCTCCTTAAAGCACCAACTCTGTTTTGCAGCGTCCTATTGGTATGCTGCTCCCGTTATGGTGTGCTTAACAAATGCGTTAATCTCTTAACGCTCCCCAACTACCTTCTGCGATTCTTCGACCGCTTTCAGTAAATCTTCGAATGCTTCTGCTCGTCCTTGCAAACGGTGGATTATTACCGTTTCGTTTGCGCGTACCAACTTCTGCTTAGCCTCTTCGAGTTCATTCTCAAAAAGGGTTAACAGCTTGTTGTTTCCGGGTTCTCTTAAGCTAAGTAATACTCTTAAAACCTGGACATCTAGCTTGTTAACATTAATCATTTACTTACATAATACCTAATAAAACTAGAATGTACTAGTTATTTTCAATTTCCATTTGGCTTAGGGCTCATATAGTTATCTTGGCGCCCGCCCATCTCTGTACCGTCTTCTTGTAAATTCGCACCTTGTTCTGCTGCCATCTGCTGCATCATCATTTCTTGCTGCTGTTGTTGCTGCATCGCCTGTTGTTTTTGGATTTCTTCACGAGACGGCACAAGCCTGTCAATATTGGTATTGAGATTTCCAGCGAGGTCGCGCATAAGTTCAGCCGTTCCTGGTAAGCCAACAATTTGCTGTGCAACAGGGCTTTCCAGTACCAGACGTAAGAACTCAGTTTTACGGACAGCCTCAGCTTCCTTAACGACCAGCGAAGTCGCGCCTCTTGCAATAACTTGTACATCACCTATCAAATCCGGGTCATTACTATAACGAAGGTTTCTCTGGTACTGTCGTTCAAGCATAGGAGATAGTACATCGTGGTCGATGTTACCGATTACCTGCTTAATACTCTTACCTGCGTTAGAAATTAACATAGACAGACCGGACGACGTACGGCCTGCACCTGGGACATGCTGCCCCGTCATATATTTAGGAATACCTGTAATATCATCAGCTATATCCATAAACCTATCAAACACTGCCAAAAGCTCTGACGCATTAGAGTTAGGCTGGAAGAAGTTTATCGGAGCGGAAGCATCACCGTACTCAGACTGCTGGAACTGCCATATTTTCCAAGGATACATCTGCGTAATGTCTTCCCCTGCTGGTAAGCGACTTACGTTCACTCCTACCTGCGGGCCAGAACTAATACCCATATTGTTAGCTAGTGCCCGAGCTGCAGCGTTACACATATTCTGCGCGTCCATACATAAGTCTGAAACACCGTTACCGTCGATACGTCCTGGGACCTTCTCGAACGACGTGGTGTAATACGGTTTACGCCCGATTGGGTCATAGTTAAGCACAGCTTTAATAACTGTTTTGTCAACCATCCATACTTCACAAGGATACGATAGCTGAGGGTCTTCAATCTCAGACTCATCCATACCCCACTCAATTAGTAGCGTACCTGGTATAGAGTCCCATAGTTGAATTGCAGCAATAAGGTCTGAGCTAGACCCTTCAAAATCTTTACCTTCTAAGACTTCAAACTCAGAGTCATCACGGTCTAACCAGTCGAAACCGCCTACACCGAAGTCCGACAGCAACGCTCGTACTGACGCCTCGTCGTACCCCTCGACGCCTATCATAGCCTCGACGTCTTCCCTAGTTAGGTGGTGAATCTCTATTACAGGCATATTCTGAATGTCATCACCCCACGGTGCCCAGTAGAATTTGTAAGGGTCAACTCTTTCCCACTCATCACGAACGATTTCTGTAGGAACTAACTCTCCGCCATCCCACTTCAACGTCTTACGTTTACGCGGAACAGGCCCTTTAAGTACTGCGAACGGATACGTAGCTACATCGTTCGTGAATTCAAATAATGCTTTAATGAACCCGCCCTCTAGGAGCTGGTCTTCCATTTTCTGCTCCATACGTTCAACACGTTTTCCAGCGTCGTGCTTCATCTCACGCATAGCAGTATCTTTCATCTCTGACGCTAGCTGTTTTAATGCCGTTTCGTCTATATTCTCGCCACCCATCTCGTAGTGCTGCTGCAAATTCTGCTGCATAATACCTTGTAGGCGGTCAATTAATTCTGGTGGAACTTCTGGAATAGGAGTAGCTGAGATAGACCAAGGTTTATCGTCACCTGTGCCTAATAGAGTATCTCTTAACCACGCAGTGGCCGTACGACATTTCGTACTAACAATACCCATGAATAACTCTGAGCCACCTTGCGCTTTGATTTCAGCAAGTTTCGAAGGTTCATACTCCATGTTACGAGCACGAGCAGTTTCTACCAGGCGAGGCTCGATATCTTTCTTCTTGTGGTCACGCATAGTAGTCCAGCGCTTACGCGTATGCGAAGCTAAACCTACAAGCAACTCACTTTGTTGTATTTCTTCCGATTCGCGACGCGCCATATTCTCAAGATCGGACGCACGAGCTACGGGAATTAGAGCAGCACCTAACTGTGGCATAATTTCCTCATATTAACATGAATATGCTAATATGCTACCAGCTGAACGGGACGTTGTCAACATACTATTATTTCCATTTAGTATTCCTGTGCCATTCCCAATTGGGAGCATAATTCTCATCAGTTACCTTCACGTCCACCCACCGGAAGAAACCTTCTGTACCTGTCTACGTTTACCCTGGGTAGCTATCGTTCCAAACACTTCGCCTCCATCTGCATGCAGACATAAGTACTGGAACGCATCAGCAACATCAGACCATGGGTGTGACTTCTCTGGTTTCTCATCTTTCACTCCCTTGTTATTTATTTTGTATCGATACTTACCCGCCAGTGCTTGAACCAACGAGTTCGCAGCCTCGTGGTCTATCATAAGACCGTACTTCCCATCTACAACACGGGTCATGTATTTTTCTACAGCTGCCAGTCGTGCCGCTACCGAGTTCGTTTTCGCAGCTTTTATAGAAAACCCTTCAGCTCTATATATGTCAGCTACTGTTCTCTCATCTGTCTGCGCTCTTTGAAATGCTGCAGGATCGATTATAACTAGCGAACTACGCCCTGGAAACTTATTAGCTAACAGAGGCTTTAATTTTTCTCTAACAAATCTAAGAGCCCCCATGTCTTCTGAGATTATCGAGTCGTATATAACCAAGCGACCATCATATATTATCTGCCCGATTACAGCTGCCGGGGTAAGCCCGGCATCAATACCTATCAGTATCGGAGATTCGCTGAACATCGGTGTTATGGATTCCTTCGCCGTGTGGTTAGGCCTATCGAACGCCTTAAATACAGGCTGCCCTGCCAACGATTTACCAAACTTAGCGTGGATATATACGTCGATCCAGTCACCAGTTTTACCCTTCGCAAGGTTATCGTAGTAATCATCTGGTAGGAACTGCGTCCAGTCTGCTTCCGGTGCTAGACCACTAGGCTGAATAGATACATGACAGTTGTCAGGCGGCTCACTAAGGAGGTCTTCCCAAAAGGTATCCTGGTCTGGCGGATTAGTCATCCCCCATAGGTGGGCGTTAGGTTTACCATCGTCTGACTTACAACCAACTGTGTTCATCATCTTATCCGGGTAACGTCCTAGACGACCCTGTGCAGCGTTAAAAATGTCCGGGTGAATTTCTCTAAACTCGTCGAATATAAAAAAGGACGCCTGAAGAGATAACAGTCGACGTACGTCGTTCGCGTCATCTAAACCACGGAACAAGACTTCACACTCTATGTCACCAACTTTTATAACGAATTTGTATTCCGTCTTAAGAAACGATCCCATAATGCCATCAGGTATCCACTTCATAAAGTCTGGTATGGATGTATCACGTAATTGCTCTCGCGTATTACGTACCCAAATGGCTCTCGAGCGTCTTACACCGTCCTTACACGGTGCCATTACGGCTGCGTGATGTAGTATTTTCATAATACCGGCTGTCGTTTTAGTCGAACCAACGGGGCCGACAGCTAGCGCGATGAACTTTTCAGAGTAGAAAAAGTCATCTAGTGACTTAATTACCTCAAAATTTATCTCATGTGCAGGTGTTTGTGGGACTGTAGCCATTAAACGGTACTACCTTCGATAGTTATCGCTTCTTCACGGTCTTTAGCACGTGTTATGTTTATGATTACTTGTGGTCCGCCAGCTCCAACTACGTCTTTGCCATCAGGCTCAAGCTTACCCATCTTGTTCAACATCTTCTGGAACTCCAAGCGAGTAGCAGGGTTGACTGAGGGGTTCTGCATGTGGCGAAATAGGTTATCCAAGTTAACTGCTCCCATAAGGCGGGCTAACGTTTCCATTTTTGCAGGGTCGTCCTCGATCATCTGCAGCTGGCCGCGAGAAAGTATG